GATACAACTTCTCAGTTCACAAATGGACAATCAAAGATAACCCCTACATGAGACATGCGGTCGCTGCCATCGAGAAGGACATTAAGAATGGGATCTTGGACNCCAGCGACCCCTCCTACAAACGCGAATANCTTGGACTTTGGGTCAGAGACGATCAAGAAATCGTCTATAATTACACTCAAGACAATNTGTTTGAGGAACGACCCGACAGCGATAATTGGGAATTCACNCTGGGAATTGACCTTGGTTATCATGATGCAACTGCCTTTGTTGTTACTGCGTGGACTCCTGACTATCCGTGTCTCTACATCATTGATGAATACAAGCAAAGCCAGATGCTTACGTCCGATGTTGAGGATAAGATAAAGAGATTTATGGCAGATTACAAATTCACTGCTATCGTCATGGACTCTGGTGGCGGCTCCTCGAAGATGCTCCTGGAGACATTCAAGCAGAGATCTGGCATCCCTATCCAGGCTGCTAAGAAGTCTGGGGATAAGATCGGCATGATTAAGATCATGAACTCAGACCTTAAGCTCTGTAATATTAAAATAAAAAGAGGGCTCGAGCTACTCAATGAGTGGGATAAGCTACAGTACAATAAAGCAGGCACCGCAGAAGACAGACGGTTCGATAACCACTTATCTGACGCGGCCTTCTATGCTTGGCAAGAGTCACGGCACTACTTGTTTGAAGAGGCGGAGTCAAACCCCATTCCGGGCTCTCCGGCATACTTTAGGCAGCTTGAGTGCGACCTTGAGCAAAAACTACTTGAGGAACAGGATAGAAGTCTGTATGATCCAGATACATGGGGAGAGGGCTACTCTGATGCAGACCTCTTCAACTAGGAGCTCTTATGGATGAATCGAAGCAAAGAGATATGGGGGCTGGCCCGAGCACCAAGCGCCTTAAAGCAATGTTGAAGCTTATGACTGAGTTTGGCGTTATTAAGTATAAAGACGATGAAGTCGAAATACAGATGACACCTCAAGAGCAAGCAATGCAGAGGGCTGTGCCCTCAGGATTTAGTATTGATCGCTATGAACCAGAGGCAGAAGTCCTTAGTGATGAGCAGCCAGACCCTGTTTCCCGGGATGGCCTTGGCTATTCGGACGATGACTACCTTTGGCGGAGTGCTGAGACATGAATTATGGGATTTTTGGCGATAGCTTCTGGTGGCAGATGGATGGAGATCCCCACGAATCCATTAATAAGTTCATTAACGTGCTGCGTCAAGAGCAAGATAGCTACTATCTAGATATGGCCACCTATATGGGCCTCTACAATGGGCGCCCCATCGCCTCGAGGTATTCAAGCGGTACCTCCCAATATGCCCTAATGCGTCAACCACGGTTGACCTTCAATATCATTCACTCCCTCTGTCAAGCTGCCACTTCCAAGATAGCCAAGCATAAGCCCGCGGTTAGTTTCCTCACCGAAGGAGGAACATACTCACAGAAACGCAAGTCTAAGCTATTCAATAAGCTTATCCAGGGGCAGTTTTACTCCATGCGTATGTATCCTATAGCCCAGAAGGCATTCCTTGATGCATGTATCACCGGCACTGGAGTCATAAAATACTATACAGAGTTTGGAAAGGTACGAGCCGAGAGGGTCTCAGCAAATGAGATCACCTTAGATCCCTCAGAGTCCGAGTACGGCGTAACACCAAGACAGATCTTCCAAACAAAGAGAGTCTCCAGGCATGTCCTTATTGAAATGTATCCGGAAAAGAAAGCTCAAATCATGGAAGCTACGGAACATAGTGAGGATGACTACTCGAAAGACCAAAGAAGCAGCGACATGGTTGAATGCCATGAAGCATGGCACCTACCCAGCGGGCCAGAAGCCGAAGACGGGCGGCATATTATCTGTATCGCGAATGTTACCCTGGTTGATGAGCTGTGGGAAAAAGACTACTTCCCGTTCACGTTCATAAGGTGGACCGAAGATCCTATGAGCTTCTGGGGTAATGGCCTCGCGAAAGAAATCAAAGGAATCCAAGTTGAAATCAATAAGCTCCTAGCGCGTATCCAAGAGCAGATGCACCTGGCTACTCCGAAGGTGTTCATTGAAGACACGTCAAAAATAGTTACGTCTCATCTTAACAATAGAGTCTTCGGAGCCATTAAGTACCGGGGAACGCCACCTCAGTTTTTCGTACCGCGGGCTGTCTCTGGAGAGATGTTCTCCCACTTGGATAGGCTTGTTGAGCGTGCCTACGAGATGACCGGGATTTCTCAATTAGCTGCACAGAGTAAGAAGCCCATTGGATTAGAATCTGGAAGAGCATTACGGGAGTTTTCCGATATTGAGTCAGAGCGGTTTATGGTCGTTGGCCAGGCATACGAGCAGATGTTCCTGGATGCCACTGAGCAGATCATTAGCTTGATTAGGGATGCTCACGTCAATGGAGATCCCTATACCATAGCAAGCTTCGACAGGAAGAGCGGCCTCGAGAAAATTAATTGGTCGGACATTAGCCTCGAAGATGATGAGTTCATTATCCAGGTTAAACCTATCGGATCACTACCTCAGACGCCATCGGCAAAGCTGGCATCCGTAAACGAGATGATGCTGAATGGCCTATTCACGAAAGAGGAAGCGCACAATCTACTTGACTTCCCAGACCTCGAGAGGGCGAATAATCTCAAAACAGCATACATCGATATAATCGATAAGGTTGTTGAAGACATCGTTGAGAATGGAAAATACGTTGCTCCTGAAATTTATATGAATCTCGAGTTTGGAATCATAAGGGTGCAACAGGCTTATACGTTAGCAATCCTTGATGATGTTTCTCATCCGAAGCTTGAGCTTCTGCGACGATGGATGTCTCAAGCAAATGAATTGCTGGTTCAGAGGAAAGCGCCCGCACCCGCCCCAACCCCCGGCGCGGCCATGGGGCTTCCCCCTGATCTAGTGGGGGCAGTGCCTCCTGGTGCGCCTCCGGGTCCACCACTTGGTTTGCCCCCTGGTATGCCCCCTGGGGGAGCCCCTACTCTTCCTGGGGGGTTACCGCCCCTCCCAGATATGGGACCACCTCCCGGACCACCGCCTGGTCCTCCTCCCGGTTCTCCTCTGGAAGCTGGGGGAGATATACCAATGCCACCTGAACTATTAGCACAACTGTCATAATGGAGCATTTTAATGAGTGAAGAAGCACAAGTAGAAGCAGCACCAGCACCAGCACCACCACCTGAAGCTGCGGAGAGCTCCTCTGAACAAGAGGCAGCGCCTGAATCCTATAACATCTTCTCTGCGGAGCCTTCTGCGGCAGCATTAGCCGCTGTACCTACGCCCGTCGAGGAGCCTAAAAAGAGTAAGCAGTTTCTTGATAACCTTAAGCGAGATAAGGAGATTAGAGGCCAGAACATTGCCTTGAAGAGGAGGCAGGCTGCGCTTGAGGAAAGAGAGAGAGAAGTCCAGTCTATGGTCGAGGCGAAGGCGAAGATGAATGAAGATCCATCTGAATTCCTTCGGTCTCAGGGAATTGACCCGGTTGACTACTACAGGAAGTGGACTGAGAAAATTATCAGTGATGAAACGGGACCGACAATTGAATCTCAGGTCTCAAGTAATCAAAAAGAACTAAACGAATTAAAACAAAGGATAGCCGAGAAGGAGAGGGGTGAGGCAGATGCGAGGAGAAATGCTTCTCAGTCTGCTGCTTACGGCACCCTATGTGGGAACATCGAAGAGTATGCCCGCGGCTCAGATGGTCATAGTATCATCAAGGAGACATGCACCGCTCAGGATGTTGCGAATGGGATGATCCAGCATTATAAAGAGACGGGCGAAGAAATTACAGTCGAAGAAGCATTTGAAAAGATTGAAACCGGACTCCGGGAGCGCGAAGAACAGTTTTACTCAGATCCTAAGGTCGTGAATAAAATCCAAAGGTATAATCCAGCAGCATTTAAAAGAGCAAAAGGCCCGCAAGCAACACTATCGGCCAAATGGAAGGAACAACCAACGAGGAAATCCCCAGATGACATGACCGATGACGAGATCATGGATCACTGGAAGGGTAAACTCTTCACGTAATCTTTACGAAAGGAGGAAGCTATGTCTTCCCATTTAGATAAATCTTTTAATTTAACAAATTTCGATGCTGCGATGAAGCAATTCTATCCGCAGAAAAAAGTTCACAATCTTGTTTACAAGAACAACCCACTTCTTGCTTGGATCCCAAAAGTGGAGCGCTTCCCTGGTCGAAACGCTCAGATCACTATTGAATACGGGATGCCCGGTGGCCGAAGTGCGGACATTGAAAAAGCAATCACTAACCGTAGTGGAACCCAGCTTGAAGATTTCATCATTACTCGTGTTAAGGACTATGCTGTCGTTAGCGTTGATAATGAGGCATTACTCGCTGCTGATGGTAGCGAAGGCTCTTTGCTTGAGCTTGCCAAGAACAAGACAGATGGTGCTCTTCGTGCAATGTCTCGCGCAATGGGCGCCGACATTTACCGCGGCGGTACTGGTGCTCTTGGAGAATCAACAGGTGCAGCTCTTGGCGGCGCTGTTGAGGGGGCAGGCTATGTCGAATTTAGCGATGATGATATTACCAACTTTGAAATTAACCAAAAGCTTGTTTACTCTGACACCAATGGAACCGGTGCATTAAAGGATTCAGGCGCAATCGTAACTGTAAGTAAGGTTGATTATGACACTAACCGCGTTTATTTGGCGGAAGCGCTAGTCTCAGGAAGCACCCACGCAGAGCTTAGTGCTGATCCGACGCAATTCTTCTTTGTAGACGGTGACGCCCAGGCGGGTGGAGCTGATCGTACCAAGATTGCAGGTCTTGATGCATGGGTTCCAGCGTCATCTGATGGTCTTTCCACTTCGTTTTTTGGTGTTGATCGTTCGTCTCACCCGACTCGTTTGGCTGGCCAAAGGATATCTGGGGGATCAGCAGCGATCAAGGAAGCACTTATTGATGGGATGGTCCGCTGTGCCAGAGAGGGTGGGATGCCTGATGCTGCGTTCTTGAGTCCAGAGCTATGGGCTAACCTGGCAAAGGATATTGATCCAACTGGAGCTGCTACCCAGGTTCGTCTTCAGAACAAGGAAACAGAGGCCCAGGTTGGTTTCACTTCACTTAAGATAGCTGGCCCAACTGGTGTTGTGGAGGTCTTTGCAGATCATAACTGCCAAGCCAACACAATCTGGCTTCTCCAGAAGGATACATGGGAGCTTCGGACAATTGGTTCTGCTCCTCGGATCTTGGATTTTGACGGGCTGAATGGTCTTCGTCAATCAGACGCAGATGGTGTTGAGTATAGATGGGGTTACTACGGTAACGTTATCTGCACAGCGCCAGGCTGGAATTGCCGTATTACACTGGTCTAATGATGAGGGGGAGGGTAAACCTCCCCTTCCTCTAACCTGGAGAGAAGAATGAAAGGTTCATCTATTGCCTTGCTCCTTGGTGGAGGCAAGAAGCCGAAACAGGAAGAGGGCGAAGATCTTGACTCTGGAGTCGCCTTTGACGATGCCGCAAATGAGTGCCTTAGGGCTATCAAAGCCCGAGACAACGAGATGTTTGCGGGGGCGTTAAAGGATTGTATTAAGATCTGCCTCGAGGCTCACGAGAGTGGACCTGGTGAGGATGAGATCAGTGACGAAGGCGAAGGTGAGGATTACTAATGTCTAGCTTGTTAGAGTTAAGGACGAGGGCTCGTAGGATCGCTGATGCAGAGAATAATAACTTCTTCTCTGACGAGGAGATCACTGATTATATCAACACGGGTCTAGGTGAGTTGCATGATATCTTGGTGCTGAAGTTCGAAGACTATTATGTCGACTCTAAAACCTTTCCTCTAGTAAGCGGGCAAAGCGTATATTCTCTCGCAGATGACGCGTCGATTGGTAACTTCTATAAAATTATTGGAGTGGATATCACCCAGGGAGGGAATACTATTCGAGTCCCAAGGCACTCGTTTAGTGAAAGAAATACCTTCCGGCCTGACCAGGCCGCTCGCAATAGTAGAGGATTTCCATTCTATGGGTATAGACTAAGCGCAAAGAATATTATCTTCATACCAGAACCAACTTCAACAGATACAATTGGGATATGGTATATCCCGTCATACACAAAACTAAGCACCGACGGGTCAACCGTCGATGATAGAATCGCCCTTAACTGGGAAGAATATGCAGTTTACTCAGCAGCCATTAAAATGAGACACAAGGAAGAGACATCAACAACTTCACTTGAACGCGAATTAGAGAGGCTTAAAGAAAGAATAGAGGAAGCATCGGCGAACAGGGATGCGGGAGAACCGATAGGTATCGTAGATGATGCCGTCGGAATCCAGCCCGGCTATTAGCCACACGGATAAGGAGGCCCCATGGCTTTGCCTAAATATGAGGCTTATAATGTGTCAGATCCCCATCTGACCAAGGTCCAGTATAAGCTCCAAGAAGCCCTTGGCCCGATTTTCTCTGTAGATCTCCTGGACGGCAACCTGATCACAGGTGTCGATCTTACAACCTCAGCGTCAAATATCCCTCATAAGCTCGAAAGAGCCGCTAAGGGATATATTGTCGTTAAGAAAAATGCCAATGCCGTTGTCTATGATAATGAATCATCGAACACGAATAAGGCCAGCTTTCTTAAACTAATAGCTTCCGCAAGCGTAACCATAGATGTCTGGGTGTTTTAATGGCTTCCGAGAAACAAACAATACCGCTCCAGAGGCAGATAGCTAACATCCCGTTCAGCAAAGGCATCCAGACAAAGAAGACGGATGTTACGCTGGAATCGGGAGAGCTCGAGGTCTTAGAGAATGCCGTATTCAATAAGCATGGCGAGATAGAGAAGCGAAAGGGTTACACTGAAACCCAGTTCGAATACCCGGCCGGGGCTGGTACTCACTTCTTCGAAGGATCATTCCAGTACAAGGGTGCCTATTATGGGCTAGAGGCAAGCGGGCATACATGGAGAATTAATCCAGCGTCTCCCTCAACGAAGAGTCGCCTACAGTCAAAATGGAGCCCTTTGTCTACAGAGGTATTCCCGTTATCACCTCATGATTTCTCTGGGTCTACTCAGTATAATTTTATTTATTTCTCTAGTCCAGAGATAGCAATTAGCACAGATGACTCGCTTATATGCATTGCGTCTGCGGTGCGGATCAGAGAGGGATCGTCAAGCACCGGCGGCATCGCCTATTCCGTTAACCTCATTGATGCATCTAATATGTCTATACTGAAAACTACTTTTGGGTTATCAGGATCGACATTCGCTAAGTCCACTTTCTACGGACGCATTAAGCCAGTCGCGATTAGTGCAACACAGTTTGCTGTGTACTACGAGTACAATAAGGAAGGCGCAGACGATGGTGCAGCAGATGAGCTAAACAGAACAATATTCGGCCCTGATAACGATGGGGCAATTGCGTCAAGCTCTGATGGCTTAGTGACCCTTGTATCGGATAACTATCTGGAGCATAAGGATCGATGTTCTTTTGATGTCGTTGAGTCCTTTACGGCAAATTGCGCTTATGTTGGGTATTACCGGCACGACTCAACGTATAGCGTTCGGATCGTTAAGGATACAT